CAGGGAATTTTACCGCCTGCTATGAGGTCAATATCACAGAGTGCGAATTTTTTGAGACAGGTTCAGTCGCCTCCTCAACTACAGAAATATTATAGAAGCGGAGAATAAAAAATTGAAAAGAATTTAAAGATAAGAGATAATGACATATTATAAGATATGCCGAAAACCGCTTACGATTTTTCAAAAGAGATGTTGTTCTATATGATTAAGTGTAATGATAATCAAATAGAAGATGTGTATGTAGGTTCTACATTTGAATTTACCAAACGAAAGAGCCAACATAAAACAAATTGTAATAATGAAAAAGAAAGGGCATACAATTTTAAAATTTATCAAACCATTCGTGCTAATGGTGGTTGGGACAACTACAATATGAATGTGATTGATAGAAAAGTTGTAATTGATAAGTTGGAGGCAAGGCAACACGAGCAAACGCTTATTGAAAAGCATAAAGCATCTTTGAATTCTCGTAGAGCATATACAGATAAGAAACAGTATGATAAAGAAAAAAGCCAAAAATATTATGAGAATAATCGTGATGCTGTTAATGAAAAACAGAGAGAATATTATGAGAATAATCGTGATGCTGTTAATGAATATCAACGAGAATATTATGAGAATAATCGTGATACTGTTAAGGAACAACAACGAGAATATCGTGAAAAAAAGCGTGATGATATTAATGAAAAACAGAGAGAAAGAAGAAGAAAACTTAAGGAAAATCAAAGCGTTAAAACTGAATGTATAAAAGTATAAGTATAATGTATAATGGACGAATTAAGTGAAACTGAACTGAATAACATTTACCACCGCTTTAGCAAAGAACAAGTGAGACTCTTATCTCTACTACAATCAGGGGATAGTAATCTCAACGAGCGAGATATTACGGCACAATTTACGCTATTAAATACTTTGATGCTGAATACGATGCGGTATAGGAACAAGAGAAAGAAGGCGATTGAGTTTTAGGAGAATTTTAAAAATATCTAATCTATATATATAATGATAATCCATCTACCTACAGGACAAACAGTATCAAGACACATCTCATCTAAATCTTGTGGCAAAGGGGTTGGTGCAGTATTATTAAACGGTGGTATTGGCGGACCCGGAGCAGGAAGCAGTTATTACTCGGTAGATGACTATCTTGAGACAACTGGTGTGAATGCTATGAGTGGAAAAAGAACGATGCCTCGTGGGTCTGGAGGCAAAGGATTAAGCAAGTTGAATGGTGCTTTAGAAAAGATTGTTCTCAAGGCAACCAAACCTACCAAAGTAAAAAATATTAATTTTTCTTTGTGAAAGGTTTAGGAGTATTAGTAGGTTTCACATTATTTTTTTCTCAACGAATAATATAATGTCCTGTGATAAACTTGTCTTTGATTTGTCTCAAGAGATAGAAGGCTCTCCATCGGTGTTTGTGAAAAAGGATTGGTTGAATATTCTTGACAACCAGAATTCTAATTACCAGTCCTCACAAAGTGTCGTGGATACATCTCAATTAAGTAATTCAAATAAATATATGTCTTACCGTGAAGCGTATTTGAGCGTTCCGTTGTTGATGACTCTAATTGGACCCGGAGTGTGGAGCGGAGAACAGGCAACGGCAGGAAATTTTAATGAACCAGCACTCTCATCACAGGTAATGTCTCTCAAGTCTTGGTTTGGTAATATTATTAATTCCTTCACCTTAGACCTTAACGGAACTACGATAATCCAGCAAACTCCGTATATCAATATGTATAACTGTTTTAGACTTTTGACATCATTATCGTATGGAGATATTCTCACACAAGGTTCAACAATTGGTTTCTACCCTGACGACCCTCTTGCTTTTTCATTTGAACCATCAACCAACGCAAATCCCCCTGTTGGAACTGCACAAGGGCAGGGAACTTGTAATAACCAACTTTATCTACAACCTAACAGAGTTTATAACGGACAAGAGTTTAGTTTGAACGCAGGTAATATTGGAGCAAACAGACGCAGTCAGTATATTTCTTACCAACCTACAGTCCAAGCATCACAGTCAGGAGGGTCTCCCTATTCAGGATTGTTGTCCGCTCAATCCGCCCAGACAGTTTATAAATCATTTGTTTCTAATGTGGTTGCTGGAGCAGATGCTGGAGCAACAGGTGTTCTACAAATCTCGGTTCGTGCTACAATCTATTTGAAACACATTCATCAGTTCTTTGCTATGATTCCGCTTGTCAAGGGTATTTTCTTTAAAATGACTATGAATTTGAATAACTCTGCTTGTCAAATTGCGGTTGTAAATCCTGCTGGAGCAGGCGTTCCTTCCGCCCAAAACGGAACTTCTCTTACCAGTATAGGTCTGTCCCAGAACCCAACCAACGCTGTTGGCGGTGTTTTTCCTCTAATGATTGCTTCAGGAAGAACCAACAATCCATCTACTACTCTTGGAACAGGTGCTTACCGAGCAGAAGTTGTTGTTGGACAAACTCCTCTCGACCCTGTAATTCGTTCTCAAACGGCAGGGAGTTCAGGTCTTGTTGGTTCGTCTGTGTTTTTGTATTGCCCTGCTTATACTTTCAACCCTTCTTACGAACAGTCTCTCCTATCCAGTCCTATTAAACAAATCAAATACGATGATGTGTATCAATACCAAGTGTTGAATGTTCCAGCAGGACAACCTTTTAATAACCTTTTGACGAATGGTATTGCTGGTATCAAGAGCGTTCTTATTATCCCCTTTTTCTCGCAGAGTGCTACAAATGGAAATTACAATACCGCAACTGGATTGCCTCTTGGTGTTCCTGTTTGGCAGTCGCCTTTCGACCCTGCTGGGTGTGGTGCAACCTCTCCTCTCGTTCAGTTGTCTAACTTTAATGTAGTTGTAAGCGGACAGAACTCAATCTATAACCAACAGCGATACGAATTTGAGCAGTGGAACAATCAATCTTATGGTCAGCAGGCTGTAAATGGCGGACTCACCGATGGGCTGACATCTGGTCTCATTAACTCTTTGGGATTTTCTATGGAATACTGCTATTACTATGTGAATGTCTCACGAATGCTTCCAGTTGAAGTGAATGTTCCAAAAGCGATTCAAATTATAGGACAGAATATGTCAGCAAAACCGGTCGATCTTTTTTGTTTTATAAGTTATTCTATTGATGTTAGTATTGATTTGCTTAGTGGCAGTCGTGTTTGATGTCAAACTGGATAAACAACTTAAAGTTCAAAAAGACAAGGGGTGTTTAAAAAACATTTAAAAAGAAAACATACATAATATGTAAATGGTAAAAACATGCATATGTATTAAATGCGGTAAAGATTGTGGAAGCAATCGTAATTTACAAATACATCTATCTAAGAAGATTCCATGCATAGAGATTCCATGCATAGAGATTCCATGCATAGAAAACATCACTTTAATAATTGAAGAAGAACCAATTACACAAGACATAGAATATGAGTATATGTTCTTGTATAATAAAATACATAACTTTAAAAAATTACACAAGTCCAACATAAGACAAGGATTGCCTATTTGGATGCAACTTATGAGAGATGTTAATAATGATTTCAGAGCATCTTACGAGATGTATTATTTTAAACGATATAGTTGGACACCTACAATCGCCTTATGTTTAATTCAATTGAAAAATAAACATATAGAAAAGCGAGACGATGTATGGTGTAAATATAATGAGTCGTTTAATATTAATCATTTTAATAGAATGATGTCTATTAAGCATGCACATTTGATGACAGATGTAAGAGATTACTATGGCTATGCGAAATTCTAACAAATCCCCATATTTTGTGTAGTATCCCCTATAACTTCTATTTACGGTCTCATATTAAAAATCAATAAATATTAATATGAGATGATGTATGATTACAAACATTAAAACTCTTTGGCGTTCAATACTTCATTTAACCCTTTTCTAAATCTGGAGGCAGGGTCTGCTTCCATATCAATTACTAATGGCGAAAATTTCTCTCTCGTAGCAAATTGATACATATGTAAGAGTTGTTCCTTATCCACTCCAAGACCGTTTTCACTTAAAATCATATTGACTTCTCTATCGCCTGACAATTTCAAGAGGATAAGATACGAACAATTATTACGAATGATTTTAGGGATACGGAAATAGGACTGCGAAATAAAGATTACAGATACATTTAATTTTCTTGCTCTTATGTAATAGTTCTCAACCATAGACAAATCCTTTGAAAGCACTAAATCGTCCCATACAACCAAATGATTCGCATCTTTGTCAAACTTATCAAGCGGAGGAGTATTATGTAATCCTTCCTTAATGACAATCCTATCACACTTACTCTCAACCCACTTGTATAAGGGTTCATCTTTATTTTTTGTAATTATGAAAATGGATTGGAAACTGCCCTCGTCTCCACAAGAAAAGAGGTGTAATAGATTGATTAAGAAATTTGTTTTACCTGACCCTGATGGAGCGACAATGCACATACGAAAGGGTAAAGATAGATTGTGTAAATGTTGATTAGGGTTCTTTGGTGTATCAAGGAGTTCCTTTGGCATCTTGGTATAATAATTAATAATTTCAGGTAGTCGTGGTGTTGGAGGTGGCGACAATACCGATACTTTTTTCTCCCTCTTACTCATATATAAAGGTGTTATATTTTTTTATAAGTATTTAGACGATATTTTAAATATCTTACTAAATATATAATGTCAGGAATAGCATACCCAAAACCTACAGAGGACTTACCAATATTTGACGACTCTGTATTTCTTGCTACAGGAGAAGGTATAGGACCAACAGGACCGCAAGGACCAATAGGACCAACAGGAGCATTTAGTGCTGGGGGTGATATTGTATGTAATACTTTAACTACTACATCAACAACAAGTGGTTCAATTCAAACATCAAGTGATATTCTTATAAATGGAATAAGAGCAGGTAAAGGAAATTCAACTGATATAACCTGCTCTGCTTTTGGTAGAGACGCATTATTTACCTTATCAACAATAGATACTGATAATAATAATTCTGCTTTTGGTAGAAACGCTCTAAAATTGTTTAATAGGACAAATTCCGGAACAGCCTTCGCAGGAAATAATACTGCTATTGGCACATTTTCTCTTGGAAATATAACAACTGGTTTTCGTAATACTGGTTGTGGAACCTACGCTTTAGGTAATATAACTGGTGGAGGGGTTTTACCATTATCAACCGGATTAAGAAACACCGCTTGTGGATACGCAGCAGGATATAATTTAAGTTCTGCGGCGAGTGATAATACTTTTGTTGGTTGTATTAGAGATTTGTCGTCTTATACGACAGGTTCAAATAATACTTTAATCGGTTCTCAAATAATTTTTGGAGCAGGAGGAACGGCAGTAAATTCAGGTGTGGGTGGTTCGACAGCACTTGGTGCTTTCACTTCGTTTGCTAATTTTTCAAATACAACTGTGATTGGAGGCGGCACTTCTACAGGAAGTCCCGGAGCGGTTGCGACCGCAGCAAATCAAATAATGCTCGGTAGAGCAACGGAAACGGTGATATGTCCGGGAACAGCAAGTAATAATTCAATTACTTTATCAGGAGGAATAACGCTACAAACGGCATATCCTGTGGTATTATCCGCAAATCAATTGGGGTTTAGACTAACAAACACTCCAACTGCGACTATATTATCAGGTTCAGGTAGTCAGTCCGCTCAAGGAACTCTTGTTTTACCAGAGGGAACTTGGTTATTAAGTTATTCAGTAGAATTGACAAACACAAACGCAATTACAACTACATCAGTAATAAGTTTTTATACAACACTTTCAACACAAACAACTTTTAGTAATAGATTACCAAACACAGGAACAATTCGTATTCATACACCAAACACTTTTAATATAGGTGATGTTTCAATATATAGTGGGTCAGCAACCTATGTATCATCTCCAGCAGTATCTGTTGTTCTACGAGCATCAATTTTTTATACAGGAGGAACATTAACATCATTCTCTTATTTTTCGGCAACAAGAATGGCGTAGAGTTTAGAAGTAATAATAATGTAATACTATATATGACATCATCAGGAATACCGTATCCTGCACCAAGAGAAGAATTACCTCTTTTTGACGCAAGAGTTTTTTTACCTGAAACAGAAGTATTGGATTACGATACATTAAAATCATTATTCATCACATATCCAGTAGCACAAGGAGATGTAAATCTATTAGATGTGGTTGTTGGCGGAACACTTCTCGTAGCAGACGACATTACAACAGAATTTAATGTGGTTATAGCAGGAGCAATAGGTGTGAATGGCGTTGTTTTTCCTGATGGAACGCTTCAAACAACCGCAGGTGGTGGCGGTGGAGGTGGCGGACCGCCTTTTTTATTAGACATTACCATTAATGATGTGAGAACTGGACGAGGCGGTGTAAGTAATGGAGCGTCAGTTCCAGCAACAAATACAAGTATTGGAGGATTGGTTGCTCCGCTACTTACAACAGGTTCGAGTAATGTGAATGTAGGTTATTCCGCCGCCGATAGTTTAACAACAGGCAATCAAAATACAAGTGTTGGGGTTGGTAGTGCGACTAATCTCACAACAGGTGCAAACAATACCTCTCTTGGTTGGAATACTTGTAGTAGTATAACAACAGGGAATTCCAATACTTGTATTGGTGCTGGTTCTTCACAAAGTGGTAATTTCAACAATACGACTGCTCTTGGTGCTACTACTTATTGTCTCGGCAACAACTCAACCGCTATTGGATTTGGAGCAGGTGCTTTGGCAAACCAAATTGTATTGGGAACTGTTGCAGAGACGGTGATATGTCGTAATACATTACAAGTAATAAATTCTATAACATCAGCAACTCCAGCAACAAATACGAATAACACTACCGTAGCAACGACTGCTTTTGTAAATAATTTATTAGGTGTAGGCGGTGGAAATTACGCAACGAGAGGAGGGACTAATAATTTCACAGGTTCAAATACTTTTGCAAATGTTGGTATGGATAATATAGATGTATCACAAGTGGTTTCTACCAATACGATTAATGCACACGATGGACAATCAAGTTATGATTTATGGACTGATGTGTTGGTAGGTGATAATATAAATATTGGAGGCAGTTCATTAGTAGCATCATTAAATTTATTTGGGTATAGATTTACTCTTAATAATTCTTATAATCTATATACAACGCTTACACCTAACGACCCTGATGCTCTTGGATTGGAAGGATTAGGATTATATTTTGAATCAATTGATGGTTCTACCATATTCATATCTTATGGAGGAGGTTCGTTTGGAGCAATAGGCGGATTTGTATTTAAAATAACAAGTTCCGATAGTGGTCTTATAACAACCCCTTTTACAATAACACCATCAGGAACATCAACCATAACACCAGCAACAATCACGAATGACGACACAGTAGCGACGACTGCTTTTGTATATAATTTATTAGGTGATGAAAATTACGCAACACAAGCAGGGACTAACAATTTCACAGGTTCTAATTCTTTTGAGGATGTTGGTTTAAATAATATAGATGTATCACAAGTGGTTTATACTAACACGATTAGCACACACGGCTCATACCCAAGTTATAATTTATGGACTGATGCGTTGGACAACGATGTCATAAATATTGGAGCATCGTTGTGTGTAGTAAATATTACCTGTAATAGATTTACTCTTAATAATAACTTCAGTATATACACTCCTAATGATGACGGTTTAGTAAATCCTATTGGTGAGCAAGGATTAGCACTCGTCTTTACTCAAGCATCAGGTTATACTTCTTTTATATCTTATGGAGGTGATACTGTTGGAGCAGTCGGTGGATTTGTATTTAAAACAACAAGCGAGGATAGTGCTGTATTAACAACCCCCTTTCAAATAACACCGTCAGGTATAATATCAACAGAATTAATAACTGGTGATAATGGATTGACAATATCAGCAGGCACAACATCAGTTCCAACGCCAACCGTAGGAAATGACAGCACGGAAATAGCAACAACAGCGTTTGTAAATACTGCAATTACAAACGCTATAGGTGGCGGTGGTTCAGGACAAGGGACAATCGTATCAGCAACATATAATATTCCTGCTTTGGGAACAATCGTATCAGGAACAACTTATCCTTTAAGTATAAATCTAACATCAGGAATATGGTTGATTGATTATTCTTTTGAAGAAGGTATAACAACTGGGACAGTTGCGGTAAAACGAACGAGTATGTGGTTGTCATTAAACACTTCTCAAGTATATACAAGTTCTATATCAAATTCAGGACAATTCGCAGAGATATTACCATCACAACCAGCAACCTCTGCTAATCCTGTTCCAGTCAATCAAAGGTCTTCCTCTCATACATTAGTTATTTCAGGTGCTACTACCATCTTTCAAAATTATACAACAGTTTTTACAGCAGGATTTGTATCTCTCTTACAACTAAACATTAGGGCTACGAAAATATTTTAACCCTTACCTTATATATGATAGACCCTGTTGTTATTGGGCTATTGAGTGCTTTAGCAGGATTCCTTGGCGGACATCTTCATTACAAAATAGGGAATTCTACTTGCCTTTATGGGTTGTGTTCTGTTTCAAATGTAGAGTTAGATATTGATAAAGATAATGATGATGTAAGAGAACCACATACTACTACGAAACCGTCTCTACTTAATGATTACATTCAAGAAAGGGATAATAGTAAATAGATGAATATTTTTAAGGCATTTTGTCCCACACCGAAGTAAAATATGAAAAAAAATAATATTTTCCTATTTTAATATGAGTGAAGAACAAGTAAAGAAACGGCGAGGTCGTCCAAAAGGTAGCGTGAATAAGAATAAGAAACCGCCTTTGGATTTAGGAAATGTTGAACTGCCTGTCTTTGGAGAGATAGATTTAATAATTCCTGAATTACTTGCTTATCAAACTCCAACTGGTAAATGGAAGTTGGTAAATCCTAAAACACAAGAGCGTAATTTAGCAACAAGAGGAGGAACAGAAAGTGTAAATCTTATTCGCAAACCTGTAAATGACGCAGTTGTTATATCAAATACAAAGGAGGAAATACCATTTGCTTCTTTTTCCAAGACAGATAGGGGAAAGATTGATAAGCATTTTGAAGAAGTATCAAAGCATAAAGGACAATCTCCATCAAATATTCCAGCATCATCAACCATAAAACAAAAGGAAAGAGGACGACCTGAAACCTTACCTAAAAATATTGCAGTTCATAAAGAGAGAGGAACTCGTCCAGGGCATAGCAAGAATAAGAAGAAGAAGAAGGAGGTTGATTTATCTAAACCGATTGATTTTGGGGATAGTGATGACGATGATGACGCTCCGTCGCCAAAACCTAAAACTCCAAGACCTAAAACTCCACGAACTCCAACGCCAAGACCACAACCAAGAGGTAGTCCATTACCTGCTTTGAGAATGCCTACAAATGAAGAGATGGGATTTGATAGTGATGGGAATGATTTGGAAACACCGCCTCCAACATTAGCAGAACTGAAAATTCAAAGGAGAAAGATACAGGATATGGCGAAAGCAACTAATAAAATAACAGAAAAGGAAAAGTATAAGAAACTTAAAATAGACTTTAAGAGAATTGATGATGCTATTAAAGCATTAGAAGCAAGACAAGCAACTCCAACTCCTCCAACTCCAAGACAAGCAACTCCAAGACAACCAACTCCAAGACAACCAACTCCAAGACAACCAACTCCAAGACAACCAACTCCAAGACAACCAACTCCAAGACCACCAACTGCAACAACTAATGAAGAGGAGCAATCAACCCCAGCAAAAAAGCAAAGAGGAAGACCGATTAAATATACAACAGATGATGAAAGAAACGCA